GAAAAAAGTTTAATTGGTAGGGAATGGGTATGGGATATTCAAGATTGCTGGAGTTTAATCACTGATTGGTATAAACAGAAGAAAGATGTAGTAATAAAACATTGGAAAAGACCTAAAAGCCCAAAAGAATTTTCTGAATCTCCTTTATTTGAATATGGTTTACCCAAAGTGGGTTTTGTAGAAGTAGATGAGAATGATGAGACAGAAGTTGGAGATGTCTTACTTATGGACACAACTAATACAGGCAAATTAGATCATGTGGCTT